GGGTCTGTGCTGCGAGCTGCGCGTGCGGCTTCCTCCGACAACGCGCTCTGGAGGCGCTTGTAAGTTCCACCGTCACCGGTCTTCTCGCCCGTCGCATACTTCAGCACTTCATCGACGCGGGCCTTGTAGATCGGCTTGATCGTGTCAGGGAACCCAACGACGTAGTTCTGCTCGATGTTGAGCAAGTCGTCGAACAACTGGGTGTCGCCAGTGAGTTGCGTCTGCGCCTCGAGCGCGTCGTACTCCTTGCCGATCTTCACTCTCGCATCTCGCAGCACTTCAGGCGTCGCGATGTCGCTGTCGATACCGGCCTGCTTAAATATCGCCCTCGTAAACCCGCGCTGCTGCAAGTCTTCAGCCTTAGCAACACCCGGAGCTGAGGTCGGGAGATACTTCATCACAGATTCCATAACGCTCGCGAACGGGCTGCCAAGCTCAGCCGCAGGCGTCAATGGTACGCCGCGCTCCCGCAACATCCCAACCTGACGAGCACGTTCAGCGCCACCCGCTGATGGGATAACAGTCGTCGGCCTGATGAACGGAGCAGCACCGGCAAGCATACCCAGAGGCAAAGCCAATGCTGGTGACATACCCTGCTCGACGGCACCCTGCCCGACAGTTGCCCCGATAGCTGACGATACAGCCTGCGCACCCGGAGCTTCCGCAAGCGTCTGGGCGACTCTCTGGCCAGTACTGAATTGCGGCAACGCACCGGCGACACCACGCGCTGCGGCTGCGCCTGTGGCGGCGTCCGTCAGCGCACGCGACGCACTCTGCACGACGCGTTCCGTTGCCGTCTCAGGCTGCGGCAGGCCCATGCTCGTCAGACCCTGCTCAATCACTTGTGACGCATTTGGCTGGTTCGCCCCGCTGAAGTAGTTGTAGATCGACGTCCCGAGGTTCGAGATTGGCTCTGCGAGAGATGCAGCCGTAGCCCCGGCGATTGCTCCGGGGATTGCGCCGATACCAGCGAATGGTGCGCCCATAGCGGCACCGAGTATTGCTCCACTGGTGGGGACGGCCAAGGCGCGAGCGGTTAGACCACCCTGACGCAACAACTCCTCGGGCAGTGTTCGGTTGGCCAGCTTACGTTCGAGTAGTGCGCGTTGATCGCGAATTAACTTATTGTAATCGACAGCCATATCACTCCACTCCTGCGCTGAGTTGCTTCAACCGTGCCGCATACGCAGCTTTCGTCGCATTGTCCCACGTTTCATAGTTGGTACCGAGATCGAGCAGCGTCCTCGGGTCTGTCGTAGCCTTAATCTGGCCGACGATGTTTGCAGCCCCGGCAGGAGTTTCTGATGGCGTCTCAGGTGCTTTGTTTTGCGGCACAGGTGGGGATGACTTTAAGTTAAGCACGACAAGGCTCGGGTCGATGCCCATCGTCTTCGCCATGCGCGAGTACTCATCCGCAACTCTGCTGACGTCACCGTACTGCGCAGCGACGAATTGCTCAGCAATCTTGACGAGTTCAGTCCTGATCTCTGGCGGCAGGAACCCGCCACCTGATACGGACTGGAACGCGGCAGTGATCTGCGACGGCAGACCCATCTTCTCGCCGACAGTCGCGAACTCGCTCTCACGGACAACTGACGCAGGGTCGAGCGTCTTGAAGAAGTTATAGACGAGCGTGATATCGTTCACGCCTGTACCGATACCTGCTTCACCACTATTGGCACGGTCGGCGATATCCTTGATCACGTTAAAATTCCGCTGTGATTCGGTAAACGTCTTGACTGTCGGTAGGGCTAGGAACTCCTTGCGAAGCGGCTCAGCCGCAGCAAATGCCTTGGCTGACACGTCAGCAGCCTTGTCTGGTTCGATAGCCTTCACCCAACCTCCAGTCGCAGGATCGCGCTCGTAGAGGATGCTACCAATCGTCGCCGTCTCGCGTGGCTTCGCAGGTTCAGGCATAAGTTTCTTCGCGGCATCAAACAGCTTATTCCCCTCATCAAAACGTCCAGCCTGCATCGCTACGTTCCCCGCAGCAAATAACCGCTGAGCGCGAGTTGCTGCGTCCTGCGGCTGGCCAATCGTTGCGGCATTATCGACAGTCGGACCACCGCCAGCGGTAAGCGCCTGCGTAGGCGATACATTGCCGCCCCCAGATAATATTTCACGCATCAGTACATCCGCAGGCGTCTCCAGAGCCTTAGCCTTACGCTGCCCCATGATGATCTCCGACACGGCCTGTGGCGGCAGACCGCTTGGGTTGAAGCCGTACTTGGCCGCAAACGCTGCCGGGTCTTTCATCTCGTCGGCCAGAGACTTCATCTGCTGCATCTGCGCCATCTTCTGCTCGTTCTCCGCACCGAGCAGGCGTCGCTGTGCCGCGTTGTAGATGTCCGTCTGGGCGCCACCAAATGCCGGGCCGAGCTGACCGAGCAGCTGCGCACGCTGCGATCCGCTCATCGGCTGACCGGCAGCCAAGAGCAGCCCCGACACGTTGCCGAGTGTGTTCAGCGCAGCCTGACGCACGTCGCCCTTGGAGACGCCGTAGCGCTCGTCGATTGCGTTCGGGTCTGCGTACTCGCCGCCGCCAGTGAAGAAATCGAGAATTCCCATGTCGTGTCTCCTTAAAGCAGTCCGCGAGGGTATTGTAGCACCGGAGGCTTACGCCTCTGGAAATCGAATTGCCGCAGCATCTCTACCGGATCCCGCTGCGCCGACAGCGCCGCGAGCTGCGCGAACGACTTACCCGCATCCGCGATCCGGCCCTGCTGCACCTTGGACGCAGCCTGCTGCTCCGGCGTCATAGGCACGGGTGCGTCGATAGACCCCGGCGCGATCTTGCTGCCGATCAGGCGCATCGTCGTGGCAAGGTCTTGCGCGTATACGGGTTGTGCTGACGCCATCTGCGTAGTGCCAGAGGCAGTTGGAGCAATCGGACCTTGTATACCGGCGAACTGTTGGAACCACGCTGGCGTGTCAGGGAGAGACGTCTTCGAGTAGTTCGGCCCCCAGTAGCGCGGCGTGCCGATGTCTGCGTGTAGCGAGCCGCTCTTTGGGTAGAACCCGAAACCCGTCGCGCCAGCCTTGCGCAACGCTTCGGCGATCTGCGCCTGCTCCTCCGGCGAGTATGCGCTGAGGTTCAAGTCTGCCGCATTACCGTGAAGGTGTTGCGATCCCTTAGCTCCACCGGCGGCGGCGTTCTGCTCAGGCGAGCGATAGCCCGATGTCAGGCGCACCTTGGGATAGCTTGCCAAAATCTGGTCGAGTATTGCTTGGAGCTTTGGGTCCATCAGACACCACCGCGGTAGTAGCGCAGGAAGTCCTCATAGCTGATCGGTGCCGTGAGAGGCGTCTGCGACTGCACTGACGGGCCGAGGATACCGGACGGCATAGACGGCTGCGGCGCTGCTAGAAGCGACTGCTGCACCATCTGGCCGTAATCCATCCCGAGCGCCGGTGACTGCGGCCCCGCGGTGTTGGCGTAGTCCAGCGGTATTGCGTTGTAGAATGGCATATAGCTTGTCGCCGGTGCGGTCGGAACGTACTGCGACACGTCGAACTCAGCCATCAGCTCGTCGATGGTCTTTGGCTTTGCTTTGCCGCCTTGACCGTCACCCTGACCGTCTGAGCGATCTACGGGTGCGCGATCACGACCGCCGTACTGGTCACGGTAATCGGCTCGGCTCATGTTCCCGTACGGGCCATATGTGTTGCTGTATCCACCAGCGGCTCCACCCGCCATATTGGAGCGAACGTCACCGGAATTGCCACTAAACATTGAACCAATGTCGCTGAGTATGCTCATTTCGCTCTCCTTATGCCGCAAACGCACGGCGCATTGGCCCGAACCCGAGGTTGACAGCCTTGCGACCGCCAATGTCTTTTACCTGATCGGGAAATTTCTTCTCGATGTCCTGCGCCATTGGCCCGACGACCTTCGGGTAGGACTTCGGATCGCCCTTGTAGCGGTACGCGTACAGGTCGAGGCCCGTCTCCTTGTCCTTGCCCATCTTGGTGATGTCGGTCTTCATGCCCTCGTCGGACGCCCCGAACAGCGGCAGTAAGTTAGCTAACCCAGTACCGGCTGAACCAAGCCCACCGAGGAACGACAGAAACGAATTACCGCCGCCTGACGTAGACTGCGTCGTCGTCCCGACACCCGGCACGGCAGACGTGGCACCGATGCGGAGGTTGAGCATATCAATCGGGTAGTTCCGCTCGGCTTGGTATCTCTGGTATGCGTCATTGAGAAACGCCTGCTGCTGCGCCTGCTGCGACTTGCCGATGTTCTCCAGAGCCGCAGCGTCAGCGTAGAGTGCCTTCTGACCGGCACCGGCAATGTCGGACAACTGACCGCCAGCCCGAAGCCGAAGCTCCTGCCCTTGGAGTGCGCGGTTCATATCGGACTGCATCAAGCCAGCCGCCGTGTCGTAACCCTGAGAGCGTATCTTCGCGCTGAGATCGCCTGCCTGCCGCGCAGTCTCGACGTTCGACAGTGCTTCAGCGATACCCTGACGAGAACCGCCGAACGCTCCGGCGGTGCGTGCGCTTTGTGCGATGCCCTGCTGCGCCTTGAGCCGCTGCGCTTCCAGACCGCCCAGAGCGTTGGCCTCGACGTTCTGGAGGTACGGGTTCATATACGCCCCGATATCTCCTCCCGTGAACGTGCCGGGCTGGTATCCCGCGACCGAAGCCGTAGTCCCGAGAGATGCGCCGTACGCTGGCTGATACGCGCCGACGTTCTCGCGTGTCATGTTGTACGACGCGATCTGGTCTGGCGACAGACCGGCAGTGGTCTGGCCACCGTACTGCTCGAACGGTCGCTTGGCGATTGCGTCCGCGATTGCGATGTTCTCACGCGTCGGCTGCTCCAGCCACTTCGGGAGTTCCTGCCTCGACGTCGTCACTTGCGGACTACCACCACCCATTGTCTTACTCCATCTCAAACGTCATGACGGTCTGCACCGTCTTCCAACCCGCCTCCTGAAGAGGCTTAACCAATCCGTGTCTCACGTATGCCCGACCGTAGTCGCACCCGTGTCTCTTTGCCAGATCGAGCAGCTCAGGGCGCAGAGCCAAGACGCTGTCGAGATCACCGGCACACAGAAACACGTCGATCACGCGCCTGCGTGGATATTCACCAATCTGGGTGACGATGACGGCACCGTCGTTCCAGATCGCCTGCATCGTACCATCCCGCAAACACTGGATCACGTCATCCAGATCGTGCGTCGATCCGCTCTTAATTAGGCCGCGCTCCATCAGCGCGATGATCTTGTCTTCACCGAATCCCAAGCGGCACCGCCGTTGACGTCAGCACCCCGGCGTTGCTGACTGTGATCCGATAAACAGAGCCATCCGGTGACTGCAACATGATACCACCAACTGCCTGCGTAGGCGAGACGGCGTCGCCCATTGCCTGCTTGATGCTCTCGAACGCTGAAGCCATGTTCGATGCGTTGTAAGTCTCCGGTGGCGTAGGAATGTTGAACTTCATCTCTTGCCCCTCGGTGTCAGGTCTAGGCGTATGTCACCGACAGACCACGGTGCGTCCTCGGTCGCTTCTACCCGATATCGTATCTCTCTGCCAGTAACGCGGACGTCCGTGTAGCCGCTTGATCGTGGCGTGTACGGGCCAGCCGTAGTCTCTGCGGCTTCAGGTGTCGTGGAGGCGAAGAACGTCAGCTCGGTCGACGCGTAGCCGTAGCCGGAATCCGTTATCGCCTGCTTGACCGTCATCAGCGTCTCGCCGTTCGCAAGGTTCAACGATCCCGTCTCGGCGTATCGTGATCCGATCAGAGGTACACCGGCAGCGGTCCATCCGTTCTCGTGGTAGTACAAATTATTGCTGTCGTCCGACGCCATCGGGTACGAGAACACGCCGGACGGTGCCGCAGCCGTCCGCGTCATCTCTCCAAGCCCCCACCAGCCCTCCATATAATTGTAGCAGACGTACTGGTCAGGCACAGCGGAGCCGACAGACGGATACCAGAACCACACCTCGTTGAACGTACCGTTGTCCGACCCGTTCGTGTAGAGAAGCCCGGTAGCCGGGTCGATATTCTGCAATACGTAGTTGCCGACGTCAGACGGGAGAGGCTTGACGTAGCCGCCGTCGTACATCCAGAAGCCATTCTTCGATAGCCAGATGCACCGCCCGGCGAATGTCGCGAACGACTTGGGCGCGATCAAGCCGCACCCGAAGCCGATCCGCTCGAAGCCGTAGATATACGGCAGGCCGACATACTTCATCAGCCACGCCTCAGTCTCCGTGAATATGAGTACACCCTCGCGCACTGGAGTAGCCATAATAATTTCAGACTGCGTGTCGAGGTCGTAGAACCCGGCTGTCGTAGTAGCAGACGCGAAGTTCCACTCCGTGTAGTCTTCCTGATTGGACCATCCGACGCGGCGTGGTTCACCACCGCAGCCGAACAGTGACGCGTATCTCTCGGCGGTGACAATTACGCCGCGATTGCTTACCGGTACCGTTGGGTTTGTCGAAGTCCCGCCGGATGATGTCGCGTCTGCCGTGACGTGAGCGTATGTGAAAGTCGTTGCCGTCGCCGTTGTGGTCACGACATACGTGCCATTAAATGCGGTGTTCGTTACCCCGGCAATTATGACGCTGTCACCGACGTGGAGATCGTGATCTTGCGTGGTCGTGATTGTCGTGACATTCGTCAGGCTGACGGCTGCCGAGATTGTGGCTACACCTACCTGCTTGGCTACGGCGTCGCCGTACTCCCAGTGAAGCAGTCGACCGTCAGACGATGCTACGGCAAGAATGTCCTGCCCCCAGTTGTCGATGGTCCACGAGAAATCCGAAGCGTAGAAACTATTTACGGGTCTGCGATCTGCGACCGGTAGAGCCGCCGTGCCGCCAGAAGATGTCGCATTGCCAGCAGTCTGTGCATACGTGAATGTCGTCGTCGTTGGGACAGACGCGATGGTAAACGTGCCATCGAATGTCGACGTGGTGACGCCAGAGATCAATACGCTCATGCCGACGGGGTAGCCGTGCGGCGTTGTACCTGTCGTGATCGTCACGACGTTAGTCGATCTCACGGCACTCGTGATGGCGTATGACGCGTAATCCAAGCCGTAGAGCAGCTCGCCGAAGTCACCCGCTCCGTACCCGCCATACGAACCAGTCTCGGCGCTGACGTAGTTGGCTGGGGTGATGTTGGTGTATGTTGCGCCCTCTTGCGCGTACAGATCGCCATCGCATCCCAGTGCGGTTAACTTTACGCCGTTGTTCAGCGTCCACGGGAAGATCGTGCGGATGGTGCTGTCGAGAGGCGTCGAGTTGAGCCTCTGCCAACCGCCAACCGGCAGCAGCTTGTTGCTCTGCCAGCGGATGAGGTTGGAATCCCAATAGCGTCCCTTCGCCTGCAACGGTGTCGCTGGCTTGATTACTCCGGGAGGGACGGGTATCGGGACAAGCGCCATTATGCAACCCCTGATCGAGCAAGTTCTGATGCCGCTACTTGTACCTCATTTACGCGTCTGGTCCAACCCTTGCCGAACGTATCGAACGTCGATAGGCGCTGGAGGAAGTCGAGGCGTGCGTTTGAGATCAGATTGACGATATGGTCCGGCGAGTGCTGGGCAATGGCCGCGAGCGTACCCTTACCGATCATACCGTCAGCGGTCGCGCCAACGGCCTCCTGCAACATCTTGGACGCCCGACCCACGCCTGAGTTAACCGCGAGATCGTAGACGGCGTAGTCGACGCCGTCAGGCAGATCGTCGCCCTTAATCTTGTCCCAGTACTGACGCTTGTAGAACGGCTTGACGATCTCCGGCGTCAGCGCTCGCATCTCTGCCTCGCCTACCGGCTTCTCGACGTAGGCTTCCCATGCCTTCTTCGTGACGCCGAGGTTCGTCATGCCGCCGGGGTCTTTCGGGTTGTTAACGAAGCCGCCCTCGTGCTTTAGCACTGCGGCGAACGCCTTCTCCCAATTCGCAATCATTTTTCTGCCTTTGGTGTCGAGTTGTAGATCATCTTGTCCTTGGCCGTGTCCGAAGCCGAAGCGCCGAAGTAGAACGCCATCACGCCAGACCACCCGGCGGTGAGAGTACCGAGAAGCATGAGAAGGATTTCGCTGCCGCTTGTCGGCAGGCCACCAACTAGCACCCACCCGATGATCCCGAAATAGCCTGCGGTGATCAAGATCGCCAAAGCTCTCGGCAGCCAGTCGCGTGTTTCGCGCTGCATCTCCCTAGCAGACTTGCGGTCGTCGACGGCGAGCTTTGCGAGATCGACATCGAGAGCCTTCATCTGCACCTTGAAGTCAGCGTCGATCTTCTTGACTGCGGCCATCTGCTCAGGCGATGCTGTAGCCATAGCAGCCATCACGTCTGCCTCTGAGCCGTCCTCATTGCCGAGAAGTGCCTGCGATAGAGCCTTCACCCCGAGGCCAGCCAGTGGCCCTCCCAGAGCCGTGGCGATGCTTGGCGCAATAGAGCCGAGCAGTGGGCCAAACGTCTTTAGAATATCCATCCCGATCTCCTACTTGTGTGTGAACACCACCATCGCGATCCCGACTGCGACGGCGAATAGTATGACGGCACCAATGAGCCACGCGCCCATGATGAGGTCTTTGCGGTTCTCTTCAGCTTCGAGCTGCGCGGCAGCGGCCTCGCGTGCCGCCTGCTTGCGCATCTCCGTCACCTCTTTCTGGATACTGGTCCATGCCGCGATTCCGTAGGCTCCGACGAACAGGTTCCGCGTCTCGAGCTGGAGTTGCTGCGCCTTCTGCTTCAGTGTGTACAGCTTGATCGCCTCGGCCTCAAACTCGGCTTGGCTCTGGAAGAGCTTTTTCTTGCGCTTACCGCTGGTGAGTTGCGTGATCTGGGCAATGCGACCGAAGAGCGTTCCGACACGGTCGGCAACGTCCAGCATCTCATGGCCACCGTCTACGGCGCTCTTGATGCCGTTATATAGGGCTGTCGCCCCGGCGATAAGCGTAAAAGGGTCCATTTACGAACCCCTATGCCAGTCTCTTATGGCAAGCACAATGCGGATCACGACAAGCACCAATCCACCGACGGCAATGGCAAACCCGATCCACCCCTGCAACTCAGTCATCCATAGCGGCATCGTAATAGCACCCGTCGCTATGGTTGAATCAATCGCAAGTTTGGTTTCGTGTATGGCCATTAGACTTCCTCTTGTGGAGGATTAGGGTCTGTGAACTGGCCTGTCGCGGGGTCGTATATCCAACCCATCCTAACTGGAAAATTATCGTCTATGCCAATCAGTCTTGTTCCTTCATATGCAGGATCAATAGATGGGTCAGCAAGAATAAGATTGATAACAGTGTTGTCAGTTAAGGATACTACAGCACATTTCATAATGCGTACTCCGTAATTATTAATGCTCCACCATTGCCAGCAGCACCATCAGAGCCGTTTTGATTAGCATTAGCATGAGCACCGCCGCCGCCACCACCGGCTGAATATCCAACACCGACTGCACCAGCAGTACTAGCAGCACCACCATCACCACCATCATTATCATAAAACCCAAATCTCATTGCGTAACCATTTTGACCAGTACCGTTAACATTCCTATTGGTAACAGTTCGAGGAAGCCCATTGCCATAAAGTACTAGTGAAGCTGTTGGAGTCGCTAATCCACCTAGTCCTGAAGCTGCACCTGTTGTACTACTATTAGCTCCACCGCCTCCACCTGTGCCTTGCCCAGCTTGATAAGTTACCGCACTTACAATTATAGATGTATTGCCACCATCACCTCCAGCGGTTCCTGATCCAGTAGAACCAGTTCTTCCTAGTCCTGCTGCACCTCCTGCTCCGACTGATATAGTATATGCTGTGCTTGGAGAGACAGTTATATTAGCTTGAAATTGAGCACCCGCACCCCCGCCGCCACCGCCATTTAGGTTCCCTGTAGTACTAGCCCTACAGCCGCCCCCGCCGCCACCGCCGCCGCCAAATCCCGTTACCATTATGAACGTACACTCTGCTGGTGTTGTGTATGATGTTCCTGATGTAATAATTTGTGGAGCACGGAGAAGTCGACCTATTGCCGACACAGTAGTCCAAGATGGAGCCGCAGCAGAACCACCTGATGTTAATACCTGACCAGATGTGCCGTAGTTGGCTCCACCAATGCCGATTTGGCCTGCTGATGCAACGCGGACTTTTTCAGTGCCACCAGTAGCTACGCCTACCGTATCTGCGGCGGGGTAAAATACACCCGTATTGGTGTCGCCAGTCGTGGTGATCGCTGGCAATGCCGCAGTGCCTGCCCCAAACTCGATATTCCCATTTGTATTAGCGGTCATCGCCGTGGTCGCACCGTTATTGCCGACCTTTAGCGCGATGCTGTCGGACGTACCGATACCGGACGTCGATTTAAGCGTCAGCGTGGATGATACGGCGCTCCCGCCAACCACGGTCGGAGCGTTGACCGTTGTTATATTACCAGTCGTCGCAGCCACAGTCGTCGCAGTCACAGTCGTGAACGTACCAGCCGCAGCCGTCGTTCCGCCAATCGCGACGTTATTGATGGTCCCGCCACCGTTCAGTGAACCCGTGAGAGATAGCGTCCCCGCGACAGCCAGCGTCTTGCCCGAGCCGACGTTTAGCCCGACCGAGGTGCCGGTCCCTGCGGCAGTGAACAGCGCGTCTACCGTGTCCCAGTCTGCGTTTGTCTTCGTACCCCACGTATCCCGTGACGCACCGACCTCCGGCTTCGTCAGGTTGAGGTTTGCGGTATAGCTATCGGCCATCGTTGTCTCCTACTGCCATGTCTGTGGCGATACGCTCGCCGGTGTCCAAGTATCGCTCGCCACGTCCAGCACCGCCCACGAACCGCCAGAGTTGCCCACCGGCGTCCACATCTCGTCCGACACCGTCTCCGCTGACCACGTCTCTGCGGGGACCGCGTCTGGCTCCCACAAGTAGCGACCGTTGGCCGTCATGCTAGACACGACAATCGACGACGCGATGCCGAATAGTATCCGCACTGGGGCGGCCTCAGCCGCACTCTGTGCTTCGATATTCAATACACCAGAATACGTCGCAGTGCCACCCGCACTTGCGGAGCTGGTTGCTGCGGCTTCGAGCGACGTATCCATCACGCGGATGGCGTTTGACGTCATGTCGGATGACGCGACAATCGTGGACGCAGCGAGCTGCACGACGTACGGGTCTGCTGTTGCGTCACTCTGAACGGCAATCGTTGCAGCGGCTGGCTGAATGCGGATCACAGTAATAGTTGCGTCAGTCTGAGCGGCGATAGTTTCAGCCGCTGTCCTGACACGCTGTGCGTCAGATGTGGCGTCAGACGTCGCCGCAATCGTTTCTGCGGCTGACTTGATCATCACGGCTGCTGCTGACGCGTCAGACGTTACTGCGGCTGTAAGATCAGCCAGTCTGACCCTGACGCACGCGAATGTCGCGTCGCTCTGCGCAGTTATCGTTTCCGCCGCCAACACATTTGCAGTAGCATTAGCCGAAGCATCTGATGTCGCTGCAATAGTAGCATCGACGTCTACGATCAGAGCCTGACCGTATACGCCTATGCCGTAGTCAAATGAGCCATAGTCGCGACCGTTCGCCATATTAGTCCAGCGTGATGATTAGGGTGCCGGTGTTGAAGCGCAGCACGTCCCCAGTGTCGATAGTCTTAGACGTCGTTAGGTTGGCGAATGCGAGAAGATTACCGGAAGTCGACGCGTCGAACACGCCTGCCGCTACAATCGTACCCCACGCACCGCCAGCGGTCGGGAACTCGATTGCGGCACTGTTGGCCGCCTGTGTTGGAGCTGTTCCTGACACGGTAAACGCGGCGCTCTGGCGAACGTACGACGTGCCGGAGCACTCCGTACCACCACCCGTCTCGCCCGGTGCTACGGTATAGAGTGCGACATACCACGCAGTTGGGCGCGTTGCCGTAGATGCGGTGAACATCCACGTCAGATTGAGGTTCTCAGCGTAATTGGTAAATCCGGCCATAATAGCTCCTTATCCGTAAGTGATGCGTGTACGGGCAACGAGAGGCCCACCAGAGTGCGTTGACGTCTTGCTCTCGTCGTTGAGAGCCTCGAAGCGCGTCGAGTACATAGACGCGAATGTCGGGATTCGCTGATCGTCCATCAGGAACGGTGAGGCGTGTACGAGTGCGCCGTACAGGTACAGGTCTGGCGCTTTCGTGAGTAGCCAATTCGTTGTCGCAGATGTCGTGAGAGCGGGAACCTTACCGTAGTAGATCATCTCGATCTCGACGTCGCTGCCGGGCGCCGGTACGAGTTCGATTGCGCCATTCATCAGAGAGTAGAACGTCGACGCGGTGTAGTTCTGCAACTTGTTAATGCGGTCTGCCTCATCGAGCGTCACGAAGCGGATCGGCTGCTGGCCGTCGACGATGTGGAGGTTGATCGCCTCGAGCCAGTCTGCCGGTAGCTGTACGTACTCAGCCGAGCTGGTGGCGGTCGCACGGACAATCATCTCACGAGTGCGCAGGCGCGTGTTGATGTCGGCCTCAACGAATTGGATGAACACGGGTATCTGAGCCGTGAGATCGTCCCGGTTGAGCCAAGCCGCGATCTGCGACTGGAGAGATGCGTAGTCGGTGATTGTGGTCATCCGTTCATCCAGTGCGTCTTGTATGGTGCGGCTTCTTCAGACTTCAGCCAGCGTCGCATTGCGATATTATCGCGCAGGATACCGCGCTGCATCAAGTCTAAGTGTACGGCCATCGGGATGCGAGCAACTCGCACCATGTCGCCTGATTTCGCAGTGCGAGATACGTCGTTTCGGATTGCGATATTCTCTTCAGCAATCTCGTCGATCTGCGTCTCGTTCGTGAAGTGCATATTGCCGTCGGTGTCGACGTGCATCTTTGACATTTCGCCGGTGAATCCGTCGTAGCCCAGTGTGAATACGCCCGGCGCAAATTCTTCAGCCATTGTTCTCTCCCCTCAAGTGATAGGGGCCGGTGTTACCCGGCCCCGACCAGATTAAGCCGACGGCGTGAGGTTCGCAATCGCGGCAGCGGACAGCTCGTTCTTCACGCGCAGGCCGTACTCCACGATGAGTTCCTTCTTCGTCGAATCGCCAACGGCGGCGATGTCGAGGGTTTCGTATGGGCGGAGGTACGAGATAGATGCGTACTCTGGGTCCATGACGATAGCGAAGCGCTCGTCGAAGAAGCGGTTAGGTACAATCGACACCTGACCGAAGTCCGAGAGGTAGATGTCAGCGGTCGCGACGATCTTCAGCGGCATCGCCGAGTCGTTGTACATACGCTGCGCTGCGAGGCCAGCGAAGCCGGATGCGACGGTCTTGTTGTATGGACCGGTCATCAGGATTGATGGCTCGCCGCCCTGCGTCCAGACGCTCTGGATCGCTGTCTTCAACATCGTCTCGGTGAAGGCGACGTCTGTCGCGGTCGAGAGAGATGTCCAAGCGGCGTTTGGATAGCCGTTCGGCGAGGACGACAGCGTAGGTGCTACTGCGCTGTTGGCGATGCTGTTGGTGCGGAGCCACGCAGGCAGACCAGCAGTCGTACGAGCGACAGACGAGCTACCGGCAGATGCGGCTTGGTTCGAGCAGATGATCTTCTCGACGTCGCGCTTCAGCTCCTTGGACTTCTTCGCCATTTCGTAGGCCAAGAGAGTGCGCATACCGGCCATGTTGACCGACTGAGCTGTGCCGGAGATGGCAACGATCTTCGTAGAAATCTGCGTGTAGTTCGCAACGCGGTTAGTGGCAACGAAGTCAGCGTCACCGGCGGTTGCACCTTCGACTGCTGCGTTCGAGCCGTCTGCGGATGCGAGTGTGTCAGTCTGCCACTCGAAGTATGTGTTGTCAGCCGTGTCACGACCGATATTCGACGTGAACGGGGTGCTGGTTGGGCTGATGTTGTAGATGATGTTCGAAAGGTCTTCGCGCATCGAATTGACCGCCTGATAGGTGGTCGCTTTTGTAACTGAAGCCATGACTATTTTCTCCTGTCGAGAAGTCCAAAAAGTTTAGCAGCGTCGTCGACGCTACCGGTTTTACTGAGACGATCCTTTGCACGAGAGATTTCCGTCGCTGCGCGTGGAGTGTTTGAGATAGTGCCTGAACGCATTGGCTTCGGCCCGGCAGACTGGTCTGGCTTGGGACGATTGGCCATTATCGCGTCATAGCGTCTCGCTTTATCAAGCACCAAGATCGCCCGTGGATCGTATGCAGCTCCGAGTTCCTCGTCCGTATAGCCAACCTTCTGGCCATAGTCGCGAAGCCTGCTCCTTGCCTCGTTCCACTTCTGCGCGTCTTTCCACTCCGGCACCTTGTCGAACAGGTATTCCCTACCACGCTCGACCATGTGCTGAAGCTGCGCCTGCTCCTGCTGAGATGCAATGTGGGCCATACGTTCGCGCTCGGCTCCTGTCGCAGCCACGCGCTCCTTATAGTCTCGCCACTGCTTCTCGACGATTGGGAAGTTGAGCGGGTCATCGCGATGCAGTTGTTCCCAGTTGGGTTCCTGCGGCGCGAATTGCTGTAGCTGTTGGTGCAGCGCATTAATGAGCTGCCCGTACTGCTGCCTCTCCACTTCCACTTGCTGGCGCTCCTGCGCGAAGGTCTGCACCTCCTGCTTTAGCGCCTGCGTCTTCCTCGTGTAATCGGAGTTCCGTTGGTAGCCTTCGAGAGCCTCCTTCAGCGTGATGTTCTCAGTCTTGCCGTTAATCTTAACGGTGACGAGTGCGTCAAGCGGAAGCGGTTCCGTGTCCGCGCCTTCGGTATCCTCGGAGTACTCCGGCTCTTCACCTTCCGGGGCAGCGTCATACGCTGGGTCGGCCCCATCCGATTCAGTCTCTTCGCCTTCGTACCCCGACGCCTCGGCCTCTGGAGCCTCGGCAGGGGCATTAGCTCTCTTGGGTGCTTCGGGTTGGCCATCTCTGGCTCCCAGTAGGGCATCCATTTGCGCTGCTGCTTCTGCAACACCGAGTTCCCCGCCTTGGGATTGTTCGGCTGATACCATCTTAAATACTCCCTTATGGGCCGCGTTTCAAGCGGCGGTTGAAAGCAGTCACAGTCGGCTCTGCGGCCAGCGCAGTTAGCTCGTTTCTGAACTCACTTATGGCGCGGACCATGCGGTACGCATCATCTCTCTCGTCGCCCCGATCAGGGTGCGACATCTTCCATTTCTCGATATACGACTGCTCCATGCGACGCAGCACTTCGTCCGTTGCCTTGTCTCTCGCAAGAGACGTGGCGGCGCGGTAGATGTCTTCGAGTTCGTGCGGGGTCATTAATAAACCTGATCTTCCTGTGGTTGTCCGAGCAGCCCATAACCGGCACCGGCAGCACCGGCAGCGGCAGCGCCATACAATGGAATCTCTGCTCGAACTAGGCCACGACGAACTACCTCTTCTGGCGAAAGTCCGGTGATTTTACTTGTACGAGCAATCGCTTCATTGACAATGCCGATCATTGGTTGCGCCTTAAACCCGCCTTTGGTTTTGGCATCCTTGATACCAGCCCAAGCAACCTCCTGATAATATCTTGGGTCCACGCCATACTTTTTAGCGGCTTGGTTTGAGAGAGCTTCTTCAAAACTGCCATAAGCAACCTTCGGCGGCATTGCCATCTTCGGGTCAAATGCACCTGACATTTGTTCGTCCAGTGTCGCGCCTTTTCTACCTAAAAAGTTACCAGAGAAGTTATATCTCTTTGGGTTGTCAGGTGTTACCCCAGCGCCTTCCATAAGCATTTTCTTAAACTGCTCCATATTACCTGTGACGTATCGACCGCCTACAGGGAACGGGAACTCATATGATGCTGATGGCATTGGTAAGCCCTGTTGCTTACGATAATTACCATAATGCGCCATCATCAGATTGCTTGTTGGGTCTGCGCCTCCGGTTGTTGCAGCCATAGCGTCTGCAAAACGCTCCTTAAACATTTTTCGGCCTTCATCTGGTCCCAACTCTTTGATGAAATCATCTTCAAGTTGTTTCATAAAATACCAGTTTTCAGCGTCTTTCTTTTGTAACAACCCGCGCTCATACCCCTCATCAAGTCTAGCTAAAGCTGCCGGGTCTTCGGCAATAGCCCGATACTTTTCTTTCGTATCCGGCCTTACCGGCTTTAGCGTTTTGGTATCAACATAAGACCCATAATTTGCCGGGTCTACGTCAGCGCGTTTTGAAACGTCGTAGTACGGAATATAATTTCCAACATCTACCTCTCTTTGCGCTGCAATACGTAATTTTTGAAGAGCCTCTGCTTCAGGTGAAAGCGTTTTAGAAAAGTACTCAACACCACTTTTGGGGTCGACCTTTAACACCGGAGGCGCATTTGCTGGATATCTTGTACCAAGCTCTGGCATAATAGCATCAACCGCTTTTGATACTGCCTTCGCTCCTTTAGTAGTTGCCTTCTTCAACGGCCCAGCTCCGGGCATAATAGCTATGGCAGCGTTTTGATAATTTCCAGATGCCGCTTCCTGCTGCGCGTCAAGCAATCCGCCTACGCCGGTCATGTCAGCCAAGCTGAATCCGGTATTTCCAAGCCCGGACGATCCTACCAGACCCTCAATAGAGCGGCGCTTGTCGAATGATGGGTTATCGCCAAGCATGATAGCCGCCAAGCGGTCACGCCACGTTGGCTCGTATGGTGATACAGTCTGGCCCTGATATGGGTTATACGGTTCAGCCATGCTTATCTCCTCACATCATCTGCGGTGGCATTGGCGGCATCATCTGCGGTGCCGGTGCCTGTTGCGGTATCTGGTTCATATTCAGCATGGCCTGCTCGCGCTGCGCTTGGAGAGAGAACATCTCCTGTATCTCGGTGCGCTGGCGGTTCACTTCAGCGTTGATCACGGCCATGTTGACCTGTGATCCGTACTTCGCCTCGATCTCTGCCGCCTTGAGCATCGCGTCGACCATGAGCTGATCGCGCTTGAAGTCCGCGTCTGCCTGCGCCTTCTTCGTCTCCAGCTCCTGCTTTGCAGCAGCGATCAGGATGTCTGCCTCGATCTGCTTCGCCTGAACCTGAGCCAGCATCTCGGTCGGGTCCATCGGCTTCTGCTGCTGGGACATCTGCTGCATATACGCGTCGACCGCAGCCGGGTCTACTTCCTTCACAAACTGCGACGGGTCTTGGAACCCGGACAACTGAATCACCTGAGCGAGAGTATTGCGGTACTGCTGCAAGTCTACGAGCGGGTTATTCGGGCCGTATTTCTCGATCACTTCCTTCTGCTGCGCGAGTATCTGCATCAGGAACAGCATACGCTGGTCGTCTGAACCGCGACCAAGCGCGATATTGACGACCATGTCCATATTCGCATCCCAGCTGCGCGGGTCGATTGGCACGAACTTGTTGCGCAGGCGAATGATCTTCGGCTTGTCCTGATGCTGCACGACGAGCTTCAGCAATCCTTGGAAGCAGCGCTTCAACCCGTCAGCAAACAGGCGAGCGATCATCTCGATGCGCTCCTGCGACGACGAAAGCTGTGCCTGCACGGCTGAGCGGGTGGTTGACTGCAACACGTCACCGTCAAGCCCCTGCGAAGCCCGTGAGAGGCCCGTGCGCTGCGTCTTCACGTCGTCTAGGTATGCGAGCACCCCGAGAGCCGGTTGCCCGACGAACGGCGTCGAGAGCGCCTGCACGGCACCCATCGAGCGCATACGGATAACTGCGCCCGTCTCGTTGTTCATCACGTCGTCCATGTTGACCTGTGATTCGACGACGGCTGTGCGCGGATGGATCGACTGCGCGAGGCTGTCGAGCGTGTTGCGGACAATGGCAGACTTGATGAGCTGCAAGTCCATCGTCTGATCGGCAATCGACTTGCCGAAGATTGTGTGGGGTGTCGGATCGGGCGACAGCAGCGCGAATGGTGCCTGCTGCACGATCTCGTCGTGGAGTATGGTCCCGCCGTTCCCGACCGTGCAGACCTTGTGCAGCTCGGCGATACCGTCACCGTCCTTGTCGATGCGGATGTACGCCTCGACGTAGTAGACCTTGTCCGTGCTCTCGTCAGCGCCCTGCGTAATACCAAAGAACGACTGGTCTGCCGGGTTACGTGCGAGCGTCTCCATGTTCATCTCGAAGCCGCCAGAGCCTGCGTTCTCCTCGATGACATCACGCGGGTAGCCCATCGCCACCAGCTCGGACACCGTCGCGAGCTTGCGTCTGCCGACGATGAGAGCCTCGTCGATTGTCGGTGCCTCGTTGTCGATCAGGAACTGCTCGGGCGGGATGCACTCGACGACATACTTCGGCGTCTTGTTAATGCGGCGCACGCGCATCGAGATCGTTGGCGGATGCATCGACATCATCGGGTCCATCGGGATGATGTTGGTCTGCATCTGCGTCATCGACATATGCTCGACCATCTCGATCATCTCAACACCCGGCTGCGACAAGATAAACGCGGCCTCGTCCTGCGACAGGCCGGAGTAGTTGTACTCCTCGACCGTCTCGTCCGTCCGCACGTACCACGTCAGGACGCCATCCTTCAGGATCAGCGCGTCCTTCATGGCGTCGTGCAGGATACGGAAACCGTTATTCTCTTGGGAGAAGATGTAGTCGATGAGGTCGGTCATCTGCTCCGCGGCTTCGACATCTTCAGCGCTCTTTGGGACGAACTCGAGCGTCTTCGTGCCGCCTACAAAGATGCGCAGCAGGCTCGGCATCATGGCGAGAACTGTATCGCGCACCTCGGTCATCACGACCTGAGAGCGACCAGCTTCCTCATTCCCGAACAGATTGCCGAGGTAGTAGTTCATCGCCGTCTCGCGATCCGGCGCGATGTAGCTGTCGATATAGGTTGCGCAGTCCTCGATTGCCTGCCGGACGCGATATCGGAAGTCATCCTCGTCCATCGGCTGGTCGGGCGTAGGTACGAGCATACCGCTGTCGTCGTTCAGGACGCGCTGCGGGATCATCTCTGGATCGTACCCACCGAGTGCTGCTTCGTTAATCATGTGCCTATACCTTTCGGACGCGCCACCATGACCAGCCACGTTCTGTGCCGATCTCTGGTTTCGGGAATACTTCTCTCACAGCTTGCCCCACGCCGTCCATAGGGTAGTCGTCGCCACCGATCACGCCACCGCGCTTCACCTTCGGGAGCCACGCATTAATATCCGCCAGAACCGAGGCGTAGTCGTGACCGGCGTCGATCCAGACAAAGTCGCAGCTCTCGTCGGCGAACTTCTCGGCTGCGGCTGGGCTTTCGCCCCGGTGGATGACGAGGTTCAGACCGTCGATGCGCTTCATGTTGGCGCGAAATATCTTCGCGACGTTCTTAATCTCGGGATCGGCGAGGTGGACCTCGTCGCTGCCCTTCCAGTGGTCGACGCAGTTGAACTCGATAGCCTTGCCGGAGTTGACGATCTCGACGCCCATGAAGGATGCGGATCGCCCCTTCCAGCAGCCAAGCTCGACAAACACGGCACCGTCGCGAGCTGACGCGACGGCTTCAAGGTACGGCTTTGAGAACTGGAACCAGCCCTCGATCTCCTCGTAGAAGTGCTTCACTTGCGTTTCATCTTTCCGGCTTCAGACATCGCAATCGCGACGGCCTGCTTGCGGCTCTTGGCCATCGGTGCCTTGGCCGGGCCTTTCGGGTTCACGCCTGCCTTGAGCGTACCCATCTTGTATTCGCCCATCACCTTGCCGATCTTCGCCTGCGCCTTGCTCATCTTCTTCATGCTGCTGCCCCTTCAATCTCGGCCATTACCATGCTGTCCATGTCACGCTCGGCCTCGGCGTGCTCATGCGAAAACTCGAATACGCCTATGTGTCGCACTTCGGCTGACACTGAATTGTCGATCATAACCTTGAACCCGTGCCTCTGCGCCAACTTGCAGAAATAGATATCCTCGCCGACGAACTCGCCGATCTTTGGCGCGTACCCGATCTGGAACCACGGCTGCGGGAGCGCCTTGAACACTTGCGCCTTGATCAGCATGACGCCCATGCCGACGGCGTCTACCTCTTGCAGAACTTGCGTTGCCTCGTCCCAGTAGATGCACTCCAGCTTCTCGAAGTTCGAGAAGGCGACAGTCTTCGTCGGCATCCTGCGCGTCGGGTAGTTCGCGGCGACGATGTCGAGATCGTTCGCCATCAGGCGCTGCACGACGTTCTTCGGGAAGCGCATATCGCTGTCAAGGAAGAGTATCCAGTCAGCGCCTGCCTCTAGCGCGATCTTGACGAGCTTCTGGCGCTGGTCAGCGATTAGCGTTCCGCTGACCATGTGTATGTTGAACTTGGAGCCGACGGGTGCTGCGCCGTACCAGTGCGCAGACAGCGTCGCGAGATCGTGAGCGAACCCGGTGTTTACGTGATCGCGTGCCGGTATGCAGATGGATAGGTTGATAGGTTTGGTCATTAGCTATCCCTTCTTCTTACCGGCCACGCGCATATTG